GAGGCTGGCCGCCCCCAAACCCCCGCTTACTGGTTTCTAAGAAGTCGAGCTCCGTCGCACCCCCAAGAATAAGAAGAAAGGTCGCGAACTACCCAACACCACAAACCACATAGAGAGGAGTTAGGCCAAGCTCCGCCGACAAGAGCAATTCGTTTCTCACCAGCACACCAGTAATTATCCGATATATAAGTATCACTACTTCCACCAACTTCTGTGGCCATTGATACTAATGGATGATTAGGATCAAATCCTAATTTTTTAACATAACTATTAGTAACACTAGAATTTGTAAATGATAGTGGTTTATAACTTCCACTAAATGTATCTACTGCATATTTATCACTATCATAACAAATATAAGTTTTATAGTTGTTAATGTTAATTCCATCTACAAATTGCCATATGTTTCCATAAATGTCCTCAATACCTCTATAGATCATAGATGTATTATCTGTTCCATCAACACTACCTGATTTCATACCCAAGAAATTACAACCACCACTATTTATTGGACCTGTATGCGATGAATTAGTATATCCTGGTCCTAATTTCTTTTGAGAGTTATAATCAGCATATTCAACTAAATATAACATTTGTATTATGAAATAGTGCCAATCTAATTGACCGAATCCTACTCCTAAATTTCTCGCATAAGTTCTAAAATTAGTTATGTTTACATTAGTAAGAGGTGCATATCCACTTCTACTATATACTCGTGAACTAGATCCCGACATGGTGTATCGAGCTATCGAGAATTGTTCACTCTTGATATAACCATCTAATTTATTTCTGCAAATATAAATATATTCGTATTGACTATCTCTTGTTCTTTTATAATAAAACTCTGGTATTTTTGTAAATACATCGCCATTAGATCCATCAAATTTAAATGTTGGATCACCATAATAAGCAGTTATTCTTTGACCTTTAACATCATAATTATAAGAAATAATATCAGACCAAGGATAAATACTATCAAAATCGTTACGAACTGGTGTATTTCCTTTTTGAGCATTAGCAATTAAACCAATACTATCTTCTATTCTTTCCCATTCTGATGTAGTTGCAGTTAAACTTCTTCTTACACCTAAAATTTTATTAATGTTTCTATTGTTTTTATTTCCAATATTAATTTGTCCTATCATGAACTACTTACCTCCAATTCCATATTAGCTGTTTTATATGTATATGTAATAGAAATTATCTTGTTTGGCAGTTCACTTGTTACAATCTTAAAACCTCCATCATACGAATAAACATAACCATCATTTAATTTGTTTTGATTATCAATATCCAAATTAACAGTTACAAAAGTATTAGATGTAATACCGCTTTTGATTATATCATATTCATAGGCATTTGTACTAGCATTTAACACCCAATTATTAGGAGTAAGATCACAAGTATCGCTTTTTAGATCATTTTGTACTATTTTATATATATTATTTGCTAACTGTCCTGCTGCATCTTCATCTAGTTGATTTTTAATTTTATTAAACCATTCCTCAAAGGTACTATTCATATCAGCAATAGTGTTTGTAAATATCGCTTGTATTTGTGTGAATAGTCCCTCTGTATCAGGAGTTTGTACTGTAGATATAACATTACCACAATCACTTGTAATAAATCTTGTATCTGTAATCAAATCCGCTGTGATTGTTGTTGTTCCTGCAGGAACACTTATTTTTGCAATTCTTAAATCATATGTTGTTGATGTTCTTACCAAAGCAGGAGCTACTGGATTTGCTGCAAATGTTCCTTTAATTACTTGTGCTGTAATAGTTCTATCTGTTAGATTCCACCTAATAACAATATTATCTATACGATTCAAAATACCATCGGCATTATCGATATTTAATACTTTAATAGCATCATTATCATATCTATAACCATTGATATTAGCAGATCCTTTACTTACATTGACTGACATATCATCGTTTTCGCCTAAAACTTTGCAACCATTGTTAAAGATTCCATTTGTAAAAAATGCTGCCAAATGTCGTGCAAAATCTTCTGCAAAATAGATTCTATCATCATCAACATCATTAAAGAATGTATATTTTTCCATGATTAAATTCCTCCTTTTCTTAATCTTCTTTTTCAGAGAATGTTTCTGCCAATGGATCGCCGAAAGTTGCAAAAATCTTTTGATTTGAATTTTCTATAGTTTCTTCTATTTCAACAATTCGTTTTTTTAAGAATTTCCCCCAACTTTCCTTTTTAGTATTTACTATATCGCCTAAATCCCAACCTGTTTTATAATCTGTTGCATAGGCGGTAACTTCCATAGATTCTACAGGATCAGATAAATTCTCTCTACCTTTTGTTTTCAATACTTCATTGTATTGTGCTGCGGTTAAACCGCTATTACTTTCGGATTTTGCATCTACGAAAGTTTCTCTTAAATCAAAATCACTATAATTTCCACTATTTACCTCTACAAGTATTCTAGCATCGCCCTCACCTTGACCACCTACTAATGCAAAATTTTTCTCTGATTTTGAATCATAAGTATAATCTGCTTTTTCTATATTTCCTTTATCCTCGCTAAACTCATATCTAGAATTTGATGATTGTGTTTCTGTTCGATCTAATCCTTGATAATTTTCATATATAAATTTCTTTCGCTTTAAATCAGGTATAATTCTGTGTGCAATAGTAGAGGTTTTAGAAAGTTTAAGTAAATAATCACCTATATTCTTATAAGTACATTGAAAAACAATAGAATTGGATTCTATTGCAGTTGTTTTTACTTCTAATTTAGAAAAAGGTGTCATTTCAGATAATATTTTTCTTTCACCATCTAATATTTTTCCACTAAAATTAATTCTCTTTTTTACAATTCTTCTTGTTAATATGCTTGATAAAAATCTACCGATAATAGTCGCCTCTACCTTTTTACTATCATCGGATATTTTAATACTTTCAATGATCCCTGCCTCAATAGCATCTTCACGAATAATTATATTGTCTTTTGCTAGAAACTTTTTAGTTTGATCATTAATTGGTATATGTAATTCAAATTCGCCATAGTCATAGTATTTTCTTCGCCATCTTAAAGAACTAAAAAAATCTATAATACCTATAAAATTTAGATTTTTATCATATACATAAATATCAAATTCTGGGATCATTACACTGCCTCATATTCTGTTAAATATTCTATAACAGTTTCTAAACTTTCAACATTTTCATCAGCATTATATCGATATGTGTTTTCACCATGATGTATTTGTAAAAATTTACTTCCATAAACCATTAAATTATTTATATTTTCTTCTTGTTCAGAACTAGCAGAAATATAGATAATATTTTTATTTTGCCTATAGGTATGGACCATTATTTTATCGCCTGCTTGCATTGTCTTTTCTATTTTCATTTCTTCCCTAGTATCAACATTAAATAAAGATGGATTAACTACGACATCATTAGCAGTAAATGTAATTGTCATTCCAAATTCAATATTAGTTGAATTAGTTATTGATACCATAGAGGTTTTATTTTTAGTACCAAACTTTATTCCTGTTGACTGTGGGATTTTTAGAGCGAACTTAAAAGCAGGTGACCATGTGGCCATTTGCAATGTTGTCTTTTCTATATCAGTAAAATAAGGTGTAGGACATATCAAAGATATTTGAAAAACTTTAGGATATCCTTTTTCATTTATCTTGATACTCTCTACTTTATAATTGATTTTTCTTTCTAGATCATCTTCATAATAATAAAGTGTTCCAGTTGTTTTTAAAGGAAATATGCGATAAAGTTTTTGCCTATTATTAACAAAATCATCTTTAATGATTCCACTTATAACAATATTTCTTTTTTCGATACTTGTATCTACATAATTTTCCCCAATTGCATAAGCACTTTTTATTCCAGTAACTGTGCCTATTACCTCATGAAGTCCCTCTACCTTTTCAAGATAAAAAGGAAAATCATAAGTAAAAGTTACCTTTTCATGTAAATGTGATTCACATACTAATCTTTTTGACATATAATTTCCTCCTATCCATGAATCAGCTTTTGATATTGAACTTCTTGTCGCCATTTTCTTCTTTCTTCACTAGGTGTTAATGCCTCTGGCGAATAGAAGTTGAATGTGTTGTTACCACTATTATTGGTACTAGACATTACTTCTTTACGATCTGTGCTAGTTAATGGTCTTACAATTGCCTTTCCATTCATCATTGTAATCATTTCAGGACTACCTGCCTCGGCCATTATTGCCTCACCATCACCGATAATAGATCCACCTGTTCTTAATAGTGGAATCTGTGGCACTTTCAATGGATTTTCACCCCATTTGTCTTTAAATGGTGAAATATTTAAAAATGAAATATTTCTAATCTTATTTAAGGCCTTATTTATCGCATTAAAAGGTACAGCTACTACTGTGTTGATTCCCCCAATAATTCTATTAACAACTGTCGTAAATACACTAGCAATTGAATCTTTGATACCAGCGAAGATCTTACCACCTGCAGAAAAGACATTTCTAACTTTTTGCCATGCAGTAGAGAATATATTACCAAAGAATGATGCCACAGATGAGAATACATTCTTTATTCCCTCCCAAGCATTAACAGCACCAGTTTTTAATGTATTCCATGCAGCAGTAAAAGCATTTTTTATTGGCATAATAATATTGTTTTGAATCCATGACCATACTGATGTTAATAAATTCATAATCGGTACTAAAACATTATCGTTTACCCATGTTGCAATAGTAATAAATATATTTTTGATAAATTCCCATGCAACTTGAATTGATGTTTTAATTGCCTCAATCGCTGCAGTGAATGCTGTCTTAATTGGTGTAATAATTGATTCATTGATCCAATTAATCGCTGCAGTGAATAATGCAACAATCATTTCCCATAATCCTTGGATAATACCCCAGATTACATTTATAATACTTACTAAACTAGTATAAATACTCATAAAAAGATTAGTAAACCATGCTACGATTGGAGCAAAGAATTGTTTAATTGGTTCTATAACATTTGTACTGATAAATGAAACAATACTAGCAAATATTTCTTTTACTTTTTGAATAATTCCATCTACAAAGTTTCTAAATCCCTCACAATTATCGTAAAGTAATTTAAATGCTCCCGCAAAAGGATTAACAATAAATAAAAGTAATCCCTGCCAATTATTTTTTATGAAGTCTATGATTCCAGTAAAAAATCCTACAATTCCATCAATTACAGCTTTGCATACATTTTTTACATTTTCCCATAAACCAATCCAAAAGTTTCTAAACCATTCACATTTATTCCACAATAGAACAAACCCTGCAATGAGTGCTGCAATTGCTGCTACAATTAATACAATTGGATTCGCAAGTAATGTCGCATTAAAAGCTGCAAATGCTGTCCTAACCGTTTTTATAATTGCAACTAATTTAGGAACAATTGTCATAATAGTACCAACTGATGATATAAGTTTCGCTAATATGATCAGGAATGGTCCGAGTGCAGATACAATGGCCAAGACTACTAATACAATTTTTTGTGCTGCTGGATTTAAATTCGTTAACCAGTTTGTGAATTTTGATATTGCAGATATAATCTTATTTAAAATAGGCAATAAAATATCACCCAACTTAACACAAAGCTCGGTGACTGTATTTTTCATTTGAGTTATTTTAGCTGCAGTAGTTTCATATCGTTTAGATGATTCATTAGTTAAAGCAGAATTTTCTTCCCAGGCATTATTACTTATATTAACCATATCGGCCATCAATTCGGATGCACCAGATAATCTTTTCATTGTATCTGTTTGTCTTAAAGATGTAACTCCAAGTTCATCTAATATGATATTTAAGTTTTCACCGCCTGCTTTGGCATCGCCCATACCACCAACAACTTTTTGAATTGCTGACATTGCATCATTTTCCCAAAGAGTCTTAAAATCTTTAACAGACATTCCTGCAACATCTGCCCATGTTTTCAAACTATCAGTATTTAAAGCAACATCTTTATCAATTTTAGTTATAACAGCAGAGATAGCAGATCCTCCACCCTCGGCTTCTAAACCAACACTTGCAAGTGTCGTAGATAATGCCAACACTTCTTGTTCTGTTAATCCGACTTGTGTTCCAGATGATGCTATTCTTGATGCCATATTAACTATGTCTGCCTCTGTTGTTGCAGCATTATTACCTAATGCAACAATAGCAGCACCAAATTGATCTACAGTGTTTATATCAGAACCCATAATATTGTATAATTGAGCGATTGCTGTTGCTGCCTCATCTGCAGACATATTTGTTGAATCGCCTAATCTAACCATGGTTTCTGTAAATGCTAAAATGTTTTCAGTTTTTACACCTAATTGCCCAGCAGCCTCTGCTACTGCAGCAATGTCTGTTGAACTACTAGATGTTGCCTTTGATAGATCTAAAAGGCCCTGTTTTATTTTTGCAAGCTGTTCATCAGTACCATCTACAGTTTTCGTAACACCAGTAAATGCTGTTTCAAAATCTATTGCACCTTTAGATACTGCAGTTAATGCTACAGTAGATCCAGCACTAAACAAAGAAAGTTTTTTACCTGCTGATTCGATCTTACCTCCTACATCTTGCATCTTTTGACCGACTACCGCTATTTGTTGAGCTCCAACAGATCCGAAATTTTTTAATTCTGCAGTTAGAGATTTTAATTTATTTTCTGTCGCAACAATTTCCCTTTGAAAATCACGATATTGTTCTTCTGTAATTTGGCCCTTATCGAATTGCTCTTGCACTTGTATTTGAGCAGTTTTTAATGTATTTAATTTCTCTTTAGTATTAGCAATACTCTGATTTAATAGATCTTGCTTTTGCTTTAACAAAGTTACATTTTTAGGATCCATTTTTAAAAGACTATTTACACCTTTTAATTCTGATTGTAATTGTCTAGTTTTACTATTTACCTCCCCTAGTGCTTTATCAAGTTTGGTTGTATCGCCACCTATTTCAATAGTAATTCCTTTTATTTTCTGTGCCATTTTATCACCGCCTTTCTTTTAAAACTAAAAAAGTGGGCAACCTCTTTTATTCAGGTCGCCCGCTTTTATATTTATCTCTTAATTTCTTTCTGTCTGGTTCGGTTTGTTGCAATCTATAAGCATTTTGCAAGTATTCGATTCCATCTTCTGTTTGCATACAATTATAAATAACAGCTTCCCTATAATAAAATAAATACTCTACTAAATCTAGATTCTCGACCTCTAAAATAGAGATACCGCAGTATTTAGATACTACTTTTTCTCTATGACTAACTAATTTATACCCCACATCTTCTTCATCCTGTTTAGGATAATATGGGGCAGTTAGTTTTTTGAGTTTTGTATTTCATCGACCCATCCAAAATAATTAATAAGTAGATCTTGTAATTCATCAATGTTGTGATTATCTTCTAACCACTCTGTTGTTACCTTGTAATTTTGTTTATTTTTACTTAAGGCCATTGATGTAGCAAGGATAATGTTATCAAAATCTTTCTCTGACATATCATCCTTAACACCACTTAATTTTAAGATCTTCTTTAACACCTTTAATTTTGGCGGTTCGACTTCTAAAATCTTTCCATTTTTTAGTTTTGTTTTAAAATATCTAGGTATGTATTGTGTCATATCAAACATATTTCATTCCTCCCTTACTTTTTAATTAAACTGTTTGATCGTTTTCGCTATTAGTAGCTGGTGTATATTCTTCTTGGAATATAATTAAAGTGCCTTCGTTGTCATTTGGAAGTGCTTTAATTTCAGCATCAATAACTGTTTCAGCATCTTTTGCGAATGCTAAAGAGAAACCTGCAGTATTTTGTCCTACAATAGTAATTCTTACATTTCCATCTTTTTTATCTTCATGAACAAAGTGGAAAATATATTGTTTACCATCGTTATTGTTAATACCACCGATTTTAATAGTTCTCATGCCTTTTTCTGCATCCTCTGTAATTCTTCCTGTTGCTACTAATTTCTTTAAAGTTTCAGCATTCCAAGTTAAGATTCCACTTTTAAATGTTACCTCTTCCTTTGTTAAAATTTGTTTTTTAACAATTCCTAGATCATCTTCTGCCTCATAGAATTCTGGTTTGTAATCCAATGATGCACCTTTTTGGATATAACCTAAAATATTACTTTCTTTTTCAAGATCAGTATTACTTGGAATTGTGCCTGTATATTCAACAGAATATAATTTACCACTACCTAAAGTAATTGTTTCCTTTGTTCTTTTACCCATGATTAAATTCCTCCTTTTTCTATTAAATTAAAATCATAAATGGTCATATACATCTGTTCAGATTCTATATATTCCCTATTTTGACTAATTTCTATTTCATCATCGTTATTAGAAACACTTAATATGTCATCTATAATGACTTTTTTTACTTTCTTTTCTAATTCTTGATCTATTTTTGATGTGTAGAGTTCTACAGAAACATCACTATCAATAATAAGATTATCTTTTGAAACTCCTCTCACATCTTTATCTTGATTAAAAATTAAATAAGGAAGTTTAGGAGGTTTTATAAAATGATTTTCTGCAGTAGGTAGATTAGTACCTTTTTTTAGAATTTCTTTAAGATCCATTTTTAATTGCCTCCTCTACTTGATTTTCATAATCTTTAACTGCTATTTGTTCATTCTTACTAATAAAAGGAAAAGCTCGAGTTCTTCCGCCATTTCTTGTTGCATGACCTTTTTCTAACAAATGGGATTTACGATATTCTGGATCTTTTACATACCAGGTATTAACTCTAGATCTTTTAGTTTCTAGTGTTCTTTTAGATGTAATTGCTTTAGCATAAGTACCTGTCCTTTTATTGGCATCTTTTTTAGTATTCTTTACTAAAGTTTTCATCACATTATCACTTATTTTTTTTACCTTTTCTGTAACATCATCACAATATATCGTTAGCTCCTCATTGATTGCTTTCTCTAGATCACCTATTTTGATGCTATTGGCCATTAATGCTCTCACCAATAATCTTTATAGTTTTATGCCTTTGCATGAAATCATCAGCATCTAGAATGTTAAAAATAATACCATTAAAAATGATTCTATAAGATTGTGTATCAAATTGAAGTTTTTTTAATTCTTCACAATATCTAACTATAAATGTAAATTTATTTTTAGTTGATACAGCACCTGCAATTAGATATTCATTCCCTCCAGTTTTATTAACTTGTGCATGACAAGAATAATAATCACTATAGGAATCATTATCTTCATTGAGCTTTTGAATCTGAATCTTTTGATTTAAGATCATCCATATCCTCAACTTTCAATTGCAATATAAAATCGGCTTTTAGCTTTTCTATGGTACTATTTTCTTTTATTGTAGTAGAATTTCTGTCATATAGATCCTCAATGATTAAAAGAGCTAGTTCAATAGCTCTTTCATCATAGGGTGGATAGTTTTCACTTATTGCCCCTTTTAAGTAAGCATCGGCTACTTTTATATAACGATTTAATCTACTATTAATTGCGGAATCTGCAGTATCAATTCCTAATTCTTCTTTAACATTATCAGCAGTCAAGAATTGTGCTAAAGTTTTTTTTACCTCTGCTACTGCGGACATAATCTATCCTCCTAACTATACAGTTTGATCAGTTGAACTTGATGTTGCTGATGTTTCTTCACAATCAACACCAGTATAAGAGATATAAGAATATGCATTAACATCAGTTTGTACTGTGTCATATCCCTCTAAAACTCTCAAAGTAGTTTGATTTTTGTTAAATGCATAATGTTCAGAAGTAGCAAATTCTAATCCATCTTTATCCATAAAATCACATCCTGCATCTGTTGCACCAACGAACATTGGGGCTTTTCCATTTACATTTTTTAATTCTTTATCAGAGAATACATAAATAGGCATATTTTGGAATACCTTACGAGATTTATTAGTAGGATCAATTTCTAGCATACCTCTACCATTTCTATCTTTTTGTTTATCCATTTCTGCAAAACCAGTTTGATTCGTAATAATTACTCCTGTCATTGCACATGATGGATCAATGTCTTTGTTAATATGTTCTTTCAATGCATTTAATCCAGTAATTGCTTTAGCAGTTTTTCCCTTTGCTAAAGTAGTAAAGATATCTACATTTTCAGTTCTAACCGCTTTTTTAACAAACCATTTATTTAAATAATTCATTAAACCTGCTTTTTCATTACCTGCTAGAATATTAGAGATATAAATTAATTTTCCTTTAAACTTAATAGCAAATGGTTTTTTCTCAAATTTTGGTCCATCTTCTTCTGTTACAGCATTACCATCTTCAAAATCAGAAAGTAAACCATCATCATCTGTCTCAAAATTAGTAGATCCAGATAGTGCAGTTGTTGGAACAACATTTACTAATCCTAAATCTTTTGCAGACATATAATTTCTTCTTAATTCACGAATAGCAAGTTGAACATCTTCTGGCAATAAATAATTAGTACCATGTGCATTCTCTGCAGTTGAATCAGATTCAACAATTAATGCCTTTTCTTCATCGGCCATTCTTCTACCAGTTACCATTTTAGTAACTGCTGCGAATCCATCAGCTTTCTTTTCTTCTTTAACTTCAGCAACTTTTTCTTCTGTTACTTCTTCTTTAGCAACAGCTAATAATTTTGCCTCTACTTCATATTCTTTTTGTAGATTTTCGATTTCATCTAATACTTCATTAGCTTTGTCAAAATCCTTTTCAGTTTGATAATTTTTTGCAATTATCGTTTTTTCTTCAATACTTTTTAAAATTTCTCGCATTTTCTTATTCATTTTACATTCCCTCTTTCTTATCTAAATTTTTTTTTTGCGAAAATAAAAGACTTAATTGTTTTCATTTTTAATGAAATTAAGTCCTGTTCATTGAAATTATTATTTTTTGTTTCTTCTTGATCTGTTTCTGTATTTTCTTTGTTGTTTTCAGTAATAACCTCTTCATTTTCCTGATCTTCTTGATCAGGTCCATAATTTTTGGTTGTTCCTGCTTTTGGTTGTGCTGGAACTGCTACAAAAGATACCTCATATGCATCAGTTGGACTTTTTAGTTCAAAATAGCACATATTTCCATCATATTCTTTGCCATTCCAGTGTTCACACCATCTTTTCCTATTATCTGTACCACAAATAGAACATACCACCTCACCGATAGCACATCCAACTGATACCTCTTTTTTTATCCCTGCATCAATTTCAGTAATTAAATCTTCATTGCTTTTAGTTTTTACCATATAACAATGAGCAACTAAACTTGTATAAGGTTCTGCAGTTTTTGTACGACCGCTTTCTGTAATCAATTCAGTATCATAGATTCTAGCAACTTGGTTATCTGCTCTAGATGAATGATCCTTAATAATAGTTTTTCCAATAAATAATTCCTTTAACTTTTCTAAAGTTGATAATGGAAATACTTCAAAATCTCGATCTATTTCATTGTCACAGATTCTTAATTTAAAAGTATATATATCTTCTTTAGATAATGTTTTAAGAGCAAATTTATTGATTTTTTCTAATTCTTCATCTGTTAACTCTTGACTTTCAACAGCACCAGATTTTTGAATTAGCTGCTTATTCTTGTCCATCAGTATCACCTCCTCCATTAGCACTTTTTTGTTGGTACTGTGTTCCTACTAATTCAGCGGGAATCATTGCACCATTACCAATTAACTTATCTCCGCCTGCTTTGGCCTCTAAATCTAAATAAGCTCTAGCCTCGTTCGGAGTATATATAAAATTGGCAACACCTTTTGATAAACTCTCAATTTGAGTTTTTAGATCAGCTCTTAAAATAACTGATACATTAAATTTGAATTTTAAACCTCTTTTAATTTCATCAGTAGTTAAGAGCTTATATGTTAATTCTTCCTCATACTGTTTTAATATGAATAAAAGAGTATCAACATAGAATGCTAGTTGTTGTGCCTCTGCACTTGCATAACTACTTTTTGAATAGTCATTTATTTGATTTGGTTTTATACCAAAAGCACTTGCAATTTGTAAAGCATTATATTTTTTAATTTCCATAAACTCATTATCACCAAGTTTAATATTTAATGGATCTAATTTTGATCCTAGTGGTATAGGAATAATAGATTTTAATGCATCCACCTCGCCAGTAGCATATTTTTCTAGATTAGCAGTAAACTTTTTTGCACTTTCTTCATTTAAATTTCCTGTATATTGAAGAACTGCTTTTGCAGTAAAACCACTCTCAATTAACTTATTAACCATTTCTTGCGATTTTTGACCGCCAGTAATAGTTGCTTTTAATTGCTCTCTTACACTTAAACCTTTAATTCCATCAAAGGAACTGGAAGTTTTAAAATGTAAAATTTCTTCACTAGAAAATACATATCTGTGAGTACCAACTCTATATATGTAATAAACATCTGGTATATCAGACAAAATTTTTCCATCATCGTACCAAACTTCTACACTATCGCTCGGTAGTAAAATTAATTCTTGATCTTCTTGTTTTTTCTTATTAGTTATCCATACATAAGCATTACCATAATGATTACGATTCATTTCAACTGCAGCAAAGAAATCTGTAGAAGTAGTAAATCGATTCGGTCTAAATCTTAATTTTGCATAAAATGGATGATCTTTTTGTTCGATAACACCATTTTTATCAGATGTAGATACCAGTTTTAATGGTAGCTTTCCTAATGATTCACTTAATATTTTCAAACAAGCAAAATATGTTGCCTCGGACAATTCTTTTTCACTAACCCCATTAAGGTTTAGAAAATCTACTAATTGTTCCAAAGTAATCGTTTCTTTTTCTGTACTAGATGTTGTAAGTGTCTTTATAATCTTTTTGAAATTACTAAACATAAAATCTACCTCCTTTCTATTTATCCCAACCCATTAAGGATAAATAATCTTCCATATTTTTCTCTAAATCTTGGTTTTCGATGTCATTACATTTTTGATAAGCAACATGTGCATTAATACATGCATCAATTGGATCTATTCTCTTTGTTTTCGCTCCAACTTTCTTATCAATTTTAATTTCACCGAATGAGTTTTCAACGACTGCTGCATTAGAAAACGACCAAGCCAACAATTCGTTTTCTTGATCGTACTCGAATTTTTCGGATTTAATATTTAATCTCATATCAACTGTAGCATCGTTTAGAAATCTAGCAGATTGTGTGACCATTATTAATGGACATCCCAATTCTTCTAAATCTGCTAAAAAACCATCGGCATTGTGTGGATCATATCCACATGCCTGTGGTTGTAATTCATACTCACTTATAATGTCTTTCAAATGTTTAACTATAAACTTATAATCATTTTTGAAATCCATTTGTCCACCTGTTACAGTGATCAAATTTTTATTTGCCCAGATATCATATGGAGCAGTGTCGGTTTCGATGTGTTCCTCTAATCTACCTTTAGGCATAAATGAATGTGAATATGTATAAAAATGGCCATCATCTAAAGGAAATTCTAATGATAAAGTAGTTAAGTCGCCACCTCCCGATAGATCGAGTCCGATATAACATTCTTTTCCTCTCATTGAATCTAACTTTTTATTTTTAGCACATTTTTTTAATTTATCTGGATCTATATACTGATCATCAGCATTTCTAACCCACATATTAAGACTTTTAGTCATAAAATCTCTTAATTCGCTACCACCCATATCTTTAGCAGTTTGGGCCTCAATAATTAATTGATTTAATCCATCTTCATTACTTGCTAAAAATGGATTCGCTTTTATAAAATTTTTAGGATCGAATAGATTATCGCCCTTGTCTAAAGTATATATATCAACGAAAAAATCTTCTGCAGTAGCTGTCCCATTTAGAATATCTAAACAATAACTATCCATCTCATAACAAAATGAATTTAATTTATCGCCACGAGTGGTGATCATAGATACTAAAGTTTCATCTAATGCACGAGTTCCATTGTATAATGCCTTATAGATTTTATTATCTTTATGTTGGTGAATTTCATCAACTGAAATAAAGATACCTCTAAAACCATCATCTAATCCACCCTCACGAGAAAGTGCCTCAATGGTACACTGTGTTTCTAAAGCTCGAATTAAGGATTTATAATCATAAACCTTAAATTTTTCCGATAAATCTTCATCGGCCTGAATAAATTTTGCCATTTCTTCCCAAGCAATTTTAGCTTGTCTTTTTTTAGTGGCAACAGTAAATAATTTACCATAATTGTAACCGCCAAAACCTGCAACATAAGTTCCTATAATACCATTTTCAAAACTTTTTCCATTTTGCCTTGCTTTTGATATATAAGATCTTCTGAATCGCCTTTTATTTTTTTGATTTAACCATCCAAAACGACACCCTAAATCAAAATCTTGAAATCCTCTTAATTTAACCTGGATAGGTTCTTCACCCTCTGCAATAGTTAACATTTCTGCATATTCAAGAATTCTATTCGCCCTTTTTATATCCCAATGATAGGGAAATTCTTCTGTGTTTTGTCTTTCTAAATCTCTTAAATGTCTTTGACATGCTTGTATATGCGGTGTTCCCGCAATTACTTTGCCTGCGACTACTGCCCTAGCATATTCTGTAACTCTATCAATCATCTAAATTGTTACTAAACTTATCGAACTTATTCTTTTTTGGTGGTGTAAGATCAACAGGCACTATTAGTTTACATCTACTAGATATTGACAAACCTAAATCACCAGCGGCCGAACGACATTGTTTAAATAACTTATCTTGGATAGATATTAAACCATCTATTTCTGATACTTTAACATCCTTTTTTGTAATGATGCTATTTAGTTTTCTTGTTATCTTTAAGTAATTTCTTTTAGATAAAAGATATCTAGCAAGACAGTCCTCATCAAGTTCTGTCATTATATTTAAGGATTTTAATTTAGCCGCAATCTCATCAAATTCTTCCTGTAATTTTTTAGGAAGATATGATGGTGCTTGGATGTCAACAAAAGGCACACTAATTTCTTGACTTTTTCTTGTGTTAATTTCTTCTTTAGTTAAGTGCTTTTTCCCTTTAGCCATAACTAAATCTATAGGTTGTTTTTGACCAGCCATGCGACACCTCCTTAATTTCTCGTGGGGAGTTTTTGCTACAAAATACTCACCTTGCACCGATATCCTATAAAACCTAAATACTTTTTCGACCACCCCTACCCACTTCATACCTAGCATACATAAAAAATAATGCTTAATAAAAAGATAAATAGTATCATTGGTCGTGATAAAGCAAACTCTTCTTATAAGGCCTTTAAATGCGGTCTAATAAGGTGCGGTTAAATGGCCAAGATTATTTACTTGATTTATTTTTCTTTGAATTACTTTTAGATTTAGTATCTGTTGTTTGTTCTTCTGATTCATCATCGTTAGAATCATCTGCATTAGGATCTTCATTGTTAGCATCGCCATCAACATTATCATCTGCATCTGAATCTTCTGGATTGCTATCAGTATTAGTAGCACCCTCATTAGTATCAGGATCAGTTACAACATCATCATTAGAATCATCTACTATTAGATCTTCTGTTACATATTCTTCTGCAACACCAGCATCAATTAAAGTTTGTGCTCTCTCATCTGATAGATAGATTGCATACATTGGATTACCCTCTGCATCTAATGGTGTAGGTTGTACCTTTTGATTGATTACAGAACTATCATATCTCTTTGTAATAATAACTAATCTCATTTGGTCCACCTCCTAACTTTAATTAGTAAATAAATTTATTTACTTACTTTATATAAAATAGCAGCAGCTAATTTATATACTTCTTTTCTTTTTCTTCTGGAATCTACCATGCATCTCATCGTGGTGTGCATGACATAGAGCCATCAGATTAGTGTAGTCTAGTCGCCTTTCCCATCCCTCTGGAGTAGATAACCACTTAATATGATGTACTTCTACAGCAACTCTTCGCTTATGTTTAGGATCTTTCTTGTGTAATTCCTCACATTTTTCACATCGATATTGTTGATCCTGTAGATACTTTTCTTTAAGTAACTTCCATTCATCAGAGTTATAGAACCTGGTATGTTCCTTATTTCGCTTATATTTGTTGTAATTGGCATCATATTTCTTTTTTGATTCTTTTAGCTGCTGTTCTCGATCTTTGTTATATTCATTCTGACACTTTGTACAATAAGTATAAGGATATGGAATAAGACTTCCACATTTTCGGCATATTTTCATTACCATATAATCGCCTCCTAAAAAATCATTAGAAAAAGACACCATTTCTGATGTCTTAATCACTATCATAAAAGTAAGGGGCGAACTCTTAATGTCTTTTATGACAATACCATAATAACACATAATTTTGTGACATTTCTGGCCAAAAGTGGCCAAAAAAGGCCAAAAGCGGCCAAAAGTGGCCAAAAGTGGCCATTTTTACAATCAAAAAAAATAAGCATTTTTAAAAACACCTATTTTTTAACAATTTCCATTAAGCGAATAGCGATATCGTGTAATCTTCTAATATGCCTTTCTGATTTTTTTAAATCTACTGCAATTTCCTTATATGAATAATCTTCCAAATATTTATATTGCAAAATTAGTCTTAATCTTGAATCTTCTAGGGTATCTATTGAAGATTCTATCTGTGACCTTATATTTTCCATTTTTGCCATTTTTTTAGCAAGTTGATTTTGATATTTTTCCTTTTGTGCAAGTAGATCTACTATATCTTGCGGTTGACCACCTTTTGGCATGGCCGAAAAATCACTTGTTCTAATCCCCTGAATTTTTATCGTTAATTTTTTCAGTTTTTCTTCGATATTTTCCATTTCTTTTGAAATCCAAAAAAATTGGTTTAAAAATCTCTTTTTATCTCTAATACTATACTTTTTTTCTTCGTTCATTGCGACACCCTTTCCTTATTATTCTTTTATGGTAGATTTTACAATACTAAAGGGATGTCTTTAGTTAGCTCCTTTCATTAATTTTTAATTATTCTTCTGTATCTTTATTATAACCTAATTTATTCAATATTTCTATTTCATCGACTGTACATAAATGCTCTAAACAATCTTTCACATAATCAATAGTATTATTTACCATCTTTTCATAGTCATGATCTTCTGATGGTTCTAAAATACAAATATTAGATTTTTTTAATTTCTTATATGCTTTTTTTAGATCTTGTCGCATTTCTAACAACATATTAATCAATGTTTCTTTTGATAATTGCATTAATCTGGCATGAATTGATCTTCCACCAGATAATATATACCAATTTCTGCCTGTTAAATCATCATACTTATTCTTATAATCCAATAATTCTTGATATTCACTATTTTTTAATATTTTCATAATCAACCTCTTCTATTATTTCTATTTTGCATAATGTATTCCTACAAGGAACACTATCCCATTTTTGCCAATGTGTATTTGCACCATATAAATCTTCTTGATCTAGTGTAATAGGATAAAACTCATCTTTTTCGGTGTTAAAATCTCTCTCTGCTATTCCTAAAAAAACTCCATGTCTTTTATGATAAATCTTTAGTTTTGTTCCTTTTTTTATATCCATATCTGGTCCTCCTTTTCTCTATTATTCGATGCAAGATAATCACAATGTTATATTGCACCTATATAAACTTGATTTTTGCTAGTATTTATAAGGGTTTATACCTTATTTTTTATGTTTGATACTTTTTACTATTTTTTAAAGGAATTTTTGATAGCTTGTCCTAGTTCATAATATGCTTTTTTTAATTCATAACAAGTATAAGAATAACTGTTTTTATATTTCTCTAAAATATCATTTATTTCGCTAGGATCTAAATCTACAAATTCTAATTCCTCTCTTAATTGAATTAATGGATTCTCTGGTTTTTTAGATTTAACTGATAATAATATGATCCATGATAATGCAACTAATATTGCTAATAGAACTCTCATATTATAATTTTATCCTCTGTTGAATCAACAATCTCATGAATTTCAAAACTATAAATATCAACTAATTCTAATGTTTCTTCTGGATAAATAACTATTCCTGATTTTAGTTGTTCTAAAAGGCTTTTTTGTATATTATTTAAAGTTTCATTGTTTAATCTACATTTTGCTTTAAATATATATCCTTTATCGATGTTCTTTGTGAATAATTGAATTTTATTTTTCTGATAATCTGGGTTGATTTTTGCCATTTTTATCACCATCCTTGTAAAAATTGTAAGCATTCATAACACGATCATATCTAATACCATCGATATTCTGTTGCACAGTCACAAATCTAAATTTTGTTCCATCAATAACTATCTCATTTTTTCTTCTGTTATATCTAGCAGGAGCACTCATCATCTTAAATGTTCTCAATAGAGATTTTGTTAGATCCTCTAATTCTTTATAATTTATACATTTAACTAACACTATACTCATAACCTGAATCCTTTCTGCAGCATGTCTGATGTAAATTGTGTTAGATCATGTATCTCATCAAATTTATTTAAATCTATTCTTTTAGGTGGAATTATTTTTACTTCTTCAATCTGACATGATTCACCTTTTGCAAAGTCACTACCAATACTTATGTTTTTATTTAATTCATTTCTAGCAGCATCTTGCATTTTGGAATCTGGTACCCAACTAAAACCAAAAGTCATATAAAAATCATCATTACTATGTGTTAGCCAAAACATGGCCAATCTTAATTTCGAATAAGTTATTGTTCCTATTTCAGTTATGACAATAATCTGATTTTTATTTTCAAATCTTTTTATTATTGGATTTAATTTTCTTCGTGATTTTAGTGCATCCATAAATAGATCTTTATTTTCTTTTCTTAATTCTTTTAAGCATCTATCTGGATTCCCAACTAATGAATTATAAATATATTCGGCCTCTTCATCGTTAATCTGATTTAACATTTGTCCAAATCCATCAAAGACTGTCATACATGACATTCCGCTATAATCATGTTTATAATTTATCTTTAAATTTTGTTGTATGCTATTCATATTCCTGTCCCTTTCCATATTTTATTTTTTCAATTTTTGCTTTTTTCTCTCTATTAGATGTCTGAGTATAAATCGCTGTTGTTTTTATATCTGCATGTCCTAAAATATCCTGTAACTCATCTAGATCTATCCCTGCCTCTTTGGCCTTTTTAGCAAATAAATGCCTCCAGGCATGAGCATGAATCTTATCAGGATTTATTTTAGCTGCTTTAGCAATTCTTTTTAATCGCCTCCAAATGGTACTGTTATCCCACATTGCTCCTGGTTTTGCCTTTGGATCTGTACTAACAAATATATAACCTGTTGTAAGTCCCATTCTTTTACAATAATCTTTCAAAGCTCTTTTTAAATCATTTCGTAAAATAATAGTCCTTTCTTTACCTTTGTTATATACTTTCTTGATGTAATTACTATCTAAACTTTCAACAGTAAAGAATTTTAATTCATCCACTCGACAACCAGTATAGGCAAATATTTCTAATATAAAGTACATATCTTCCATATCTAATTTTTTTGACCAGCGAAGCATTCTTTTGTGTTCTTGTTCCCATATAGGATCATCGATAGATGTTTTTCTTTGTGTCTTAAACTTTTTTAAGGTGCAATCATTATATCCACAATATTTTAAAAATTTATTAATCTCAACAATATACTTGTTTCTTGAATTTAATGCAAAAGTTTTTTCTAAATAATCTTTATAATCTATCATAAGATCTTTATCAATAGTAAAAGAATCATCTTCTACCCAATTAATAAATAGATTAACTCCATGCCGATAATCAATTAATGTTTTCTTTGCATACTCATCTAATCTTTGCT